TCGGCGAACGTTATCACGCCGCAGGTGATGATGGCGGCTATGATGAAAAGGCGCTCTCCCTCTATCTGTCGGCGCAGCCATCGCTATCTGGCACGCCGGCGGATCGGTATCTGATCGCGCGCGGCATCGATCTGTCCAAGCTGGCGCGCCAGCCGCGCTCACTGCGGTTTCACCCAGCCTGCTATTGCGGTGAGGCTGGTGCCAAATTGCCCGCGCTACTGGCGGCCGTATCAGGGCCGGATGGCCATCACGTCGCCACGCACCGCACGTGGCTCGCTGAACGCCATGGCGTCTGGGTCAAGGCTGAATTGCGTGACCCGAAAAAAACCCTGGGCCGGCTGCGCGGCGGCACGATCCGCCTGCGGCGGGGCGGTAGCAACAAACCTCTCCACGAGGCGCCGGACGGTGAAACGCTGGTGGTGGGCGAAGGCATTGAAACTTGCCTGTCCGTCGCCGTTGCCTGCCCCGAGCTGCGCGTTCTGTGCGCGGTCAGCATGGCGAACGCCGCGAGTGTGGAATTGCCGGCTCAAATCGGACCGGTGATTCTGCTGGCCGACAACGATGGCGGCAATCAAGCCGCCCGCCAGGGCCTGGCGCGTGTGGTGAACCATTTTGCCGGTACCGGCAGGATGGTGCGCATCGCGCGCAGCCCCTGGGGCAAAGACTTCAACGATGCCATCAGGGGGGCTGCGGCGTGAGTAAGATTATAAACTGCGGAAATTGCAAGTGGTTTGACCCGGAAAACGAGACTGTCATTCGTGTGCCCCACGGCGATGGGATGCCTAAATATTGCCATCAAACTGACCGTGCGTCTGTGCCGTCTGCGGTGCCTGGATTTGCGACCTGGGCGACGGTGTCGGAAACAGATTGGTGCCAAGGATTTTCCCCGACAGATGCGGCATTGCGCGCCGGAGTGACTGGGGATTGAAACCGGCCATGTCCACCACAGATGACATCCGCAACGCCGTGCACGGCGCCGATCGCGCATTCCCCGTGATCGAGGGCGGCAAGGGCAAGGATAAACCGCCCCCGCCGAAATCCAACGGCCCGGATCGCTGCCCGGTGACATCGCTCGGCCATTTCGATGGCCGTTTTTACTTCCTGGATGCGATCGGTCAGCGGCGTGATCTGGCGGCCCGCGCGCTCGGCAACAAGCAGGAGATCGTGACCCTGTTTGGCGGCAAGGAAGACTGGCTGCGCGCTAAATTCCCAAAATATGCGCCGCAGAAACCCACCAAGGATGATGAACAACCGTCCAAGCCGGATGTGATCGATTTCCTGGTGAACGCCACTGGCCGATTCCTGATAAACGCCTGCTTCGTCGCCGGCATGTATGGCGATCACCTGGTGCTGCGCCGGCCTGGCGTCTGGCCGGATGCCGATGGCGGTCCGGTGGTGCATTGCGGTGACCAGGTGATGCTCGCTGGCGAATGGGTTAACGCCGGGGATCGGACGCGCCGTAAGGATGGCAAAGTGCTGGTGTGGGCGGCCGCGGCGCCAACCCCGCGCCCCGATGCGCCGTGTGAAGGGGGCATCGGCCGCCAGCTCCAGCAGGATATTCAGGCGCTGTTCAATTTCCGGCACAAAGGCGGCGCCATCATGGCGCTCGGCGTGCTCGGCGTGTCCTATTTCGGCGCGGCCGCGCGCTGGCGCCCGAGCATGTTCCTCACCGGCCCAGCCGGGTGCGGCAAGACCAGCCTGCTGCAGGTGATCCGCGCCTGCAGCCCGATGCATAGTTTTTCCAACGATACATCGAAGGCCGGCCTGGCGGGCGCCATCAATGGACGCGCCATGCTCTGCCTGATCGACGAGAACGAAAAATCTGACGATTTGCCAGGGCGCGCTGCCAAATCGCTGTTCGATTTGGTGCTGACCGCCTCGGGCGGCGACGGCACCGAAGGTCTGCGCGCCAATGCCGATGGGAGCATCCGCCACATTGCCATGGTGGGCAGTTTCGTGATGTCGGCCACCGCCGTCCCAGAAATGCGAGAGACCCACATGGGCCGCATTGCCGTGCTTGACATGCAACCGCCCGAGAATGGTGAGGATTTCCGCACCCAGCACGAGGCGCTGATCGAAAAAATGGCCGCTTGGGGTCCAGCCCTGTGGGCGCGGGCCCTTGGCGCCTGGCAACGCTACAATGCGGCGCTGGGAATTTACCGCGTTGCGCTGAAGGATGGTGGCTGCCAGCCGCGTGAGATGGACCAGTATGGCGCGATCCTCGCCGGCTGGTGGATATTGACCGAGGAAGGCACACCTGACGCGCGCAACGCGCAGCGCGGCGTCGCGGCCCTCGATGGGTTCATCCGCACGGCCGACATTGTCGATGAGGGCAGCAACGCGCGGCGGCTGCTGCAATATCTGCTGACCTTCGCCATCCAGATGGATCGGTCCACGGCTCGGGAAACCATCGCCAGCCTGATCGATGCTGTCATCCACACCGGTGAATTCTCGATGGGTGATGATAGCCGCATCGGCGCTAATGTCGCCACCCGCGCCTTGCAGACGCACGGGATTCGCGTCATCCGCGCCACCGATAAAAATGATGCCCGCGGCCGCGCGGTGCCGCGGCTTGGGCCGCACGGTATCTGGATCAACACGCAGGCCACTGAGCTGCGACGTCTGTTCGACAACAGCGATTGGGCCGGCGGGCGCTGGATCACCGGGCTGCTGGAGGTCAAATCCGCGCGCCGCAGCCCCACACCCCTCAAGGTCGGCGCGTCTGCCTGCCGGGCAATCTGGATCAGTTTGGATGAGCTCGGCATGCAGGCGCCAGACTTTGAACCGGAAAACTGAGCATTATCAGACCAGTAACGCAGTAACGGCTAGTTACACGAGCAGTTACAGGAAAGCCATGTGATTTCAACGCAGTAACGCAGTTACACCAAAAACGTCCTCCCTATGGAGAATTTTCCGATCGTCGGAGGAATTCTGCTTAGCGGCAAAAACCATGTAACTGCGTAACTACGTAACTAGACCTATAGATATTGAATTAAAAGAAAGGGTTAAGCAGTTACAAGAGCAGTTACATGCAACGGTTTTAAGTTACATCGTGGTGGGAACAGCAAAGATGGGGGATGGCATGGGTTTCGGGCAGATGATGGTGACCACGCGGGCCGAGGAATGGGAACGCATCAAGGCGGCCGACCAGATACGCCGCGATCGCGCGCAGTACGATCACGCCAAGCGAGAGGCTGATCTGAAAGCCAATGCCACTGCCGCCACGGTGCGCAATCTGCGCCAGCCGGTGATCGATCGCCTGCTTTTCCGCGAAAGCATCACCCAGGATCAGCATCGCGCGGCCAAGGAAATCCACACGATCTTCCTGGCGGTGACGCGTGCGTCACTCTGTCGCGTCGGCGATATGGACCGCGCGGGCGGTGGTGGCAGTCCTGGCGGCTTCGTCCCGCAAATTTTCACCTGCGGCTACCAGGATCGCTACCGGCCATGGGCGGCTGAAATTGGCGGGCAGACAATGGTCGGCGGGCGCACGCTACTGGACATGGTGCTGATGATGGTGGTCGATAACTATGGCCATAAGGTGATCAGCCAGGCTGTGGGGTGTGACCACCGCCGTGCGCTTAATCTGATCAGAGGCGCGCTCCACCTCTACTGCGTTAAGGCGGGATGGATCGAGGAAAGAACACCCCAGGCGGAAGCTGCCTGTTGACAGGTCGCCCACTTTCGTGATCAAAAGTCTGCATGATCGAGACGTGCGCCCGCCAGGGAAACTAGGCGGGCGTTTTCGTTTCAACGCGACACGATTTCACGCAATAAAATTGCGTGGGTCCTTCCTTGGGAGGTCGCCTGTCGCGGATAATTTGCGCCGCGGTTTAGGTCGGAGTTTCTGGGGTCCAAAACCCCGTTGTGTTGTTGGTGGTGTTTATGTCTGACGCCCCGCCTGCCGCCCGTCCAGTTGCGGGCAAATTCGTCAACAAGGCCGAGCTCGCAACCGTACTGTCCTGCAGCCATCCGACCGTTGACCGCCTCATCCGGCGCCACGGCGACGCCTTCCCGGTCATCAGGCAGGGCGGCAACGGCAAGGAATGGCAGTTCGACCCCGCCGCGGTTGTCTTATACCTGCGCGAAGTCGAGGCCGCCGCCGCCGCGGCCGGGCAGGCGCGCGATGCGCTGGTTGAGCAATACCGCCTGCCAGGCGTGGCCCAGGAAGCGCCAGGCGTCACGCCATCGGACCTGTTGAAGCTGGCCCAGGTGCGCCGCCTCGAAACCGAGGAAGCCATTCGCGCCAGCTTCCTGATCGAAACCCCCGTGCTGCGGCCCAAACTGGAGGACGTGTTCAGCCGGCTGCGACGCGAAAACGCCGCCGCGGTCCGGTCAACGCTGACCGATAACGCAATCCCGGAGGCCGTCATCCGCACCATCGAAAGCCGGATCAATGAAGCCTGGAACCGCTCCATCGACGCAGTGCAAGCCGCGCTGACCAATGGCGACGATCCAGCCGCACAAGCCCGCCTCCTGTAAATACGCCGACTCCGGGCGCCTGATCGCCCAGACGCTGGAGGCGCTGCGCCCGCCCCAGGCGGTCAGCACGGCCGATTACGCCGCCGCGCACCGCGTGCTGACCAACGCTGGCGGCGGTAGCCAGGGCCGCTGGGCACATGAAAAGGCGCCCTACCTGGTCGGCATCATGGATGCGATCGACAGCCCGGATCACACCACGGTGGCGATCGCTGGGCCCGGCCAGTGCGGCAAGACGGCAGTGCAGGAAAACTGGCTGATGCGGAATGTCGGCGCCGATCAGGCCGACATGCTCTGGTATCAGCACACCGACGCCTCGATCGACGATTACGTCAAGCAGACGATCAACCCGCTGATCTTCAACCACGAAACCATGCGCAGCCGGATGGGACGCGCGCGCACCGATAACAGCCTCTCCTTCAAACGCTTCCGCGGGATGACGGTGCGGTTCCTGTCCTTCACCAGTTCGAACCTGGTGCAGAAATACGCGCCGCGGATCGTCGCCGATGAGTTCGACGCCTATGACCCGTCGATCGGCGATCCCAAGACGCTGCTCGATGTCCGCCGCCAGACCTTCGGCCGCGCCTCTAAACTGGTCGCGCTCTCCCATCCTGATCTGGCGGGGGGCAGCAAGCCTGCGGACTGGAACAAGGGCGTCATGGCCCTGTACCGGGACAGCGATCGGCGCTGCTGGTGGTGGGCGTGCCGGCAATGCGGCTTCTGGAGCTCGCCCAACCCCGGCGCCCGCTTCCAGATGGTGCTGACGTACGACGAGATGGCGCCGCTCGATGACATCGCCGAGCACGCCCATCTGCTCTGCCCGCATAACGGCTGCGTGATCACGGACGCCGATATCCGGTTCATGAATTTGACCGGCAAGTGGATCGGCCTCGGCCAGGTGATCGATCAGGAAACCGGCGAAGTCAGCGGCGCGCTGCTGCCGCGGGACACCGCGGGGTTCTGGATTATGGGGGTGATGTCCCCGTTCCTGATGCACGGCGTCGGCGGCCTCGCCCGCAACCGCGTGGCGGCCGAACGTGCCTATGCCGTCACTGGCGAAACCAAGACGCTGCGCCAGGTGATGTGCAAGCAACTCGGCGTGCCGTTCGATCCGCCGCGCCAGGCGGGCGCCGTGGACGCCAACACCCTGGCGGCCCGCGCCGATGATGCGCTGCGCCTGGGGACCGTGCCGCGCTGGGTGCGCTTCATCACCGGGGCGATGGACGTGCAGGGCAACCGCTTCGAAATGCTCTGGCGAGGATGGGGTGCACAGCGCGAGTCGGTGGTGATCGACACGCGCATCCTGGATGCCACCGCCTATGGCGCCGCGGTGGACCCGGCGACGGATCCCGGCTGCTGGGACAGCGCGCTGGAAATGCTGATGGACGCCGAATTCCCGCTGGCGGATGGCTCCGGCCGGGTGATGCGCGTGCTGTCCACCGGCATCGACTCGCAGGGTGCCGACGGTTTTACCATCCAGGCCTATGCCGTGTGGTCCCGTTTGCGCATCGCTCGGAAGGCGCGCTTCTTGGGTAATGTGTCGGGGAGGGAGGCGTACAACGTTCTCTGCCTCCGGGGTGCAAGCGCGCTGCAGGCGCAGACGCTGACGGTTACCAAGCCAGACATCCAGCGGAAGGATCGGCGAGCCAATGCCCGCGGCGAAGTGCCGCTGGGGGTCTTCAACCCAAACAGCTTCAAGTCGATTTTGGCCGACCAGTTGGCGCGGGATCAAATCGGTCCCGGATACGTCCACTTCCCGGCCGGGTTGCGCAGCGCCGATCCGCCGCATCTGTGGTTTGCGCAACTGGTGGCCGAGCGCAAGCTGCCCACCGGCCGGTGGGAAAAAATCAAGGATGGCGCTCGCAACGAGGCGCTGGACCTGATGGTGATGGCCGCCGTGATCTGCCACCTGCGCGCGCCGTCCCGGTTCGACTGGTCGTTGCAGCGCGTGCCGAACTGGGCGCGGGACTGGGATGAAAACAGCCAGGTCGGTTTGCCCACTGTGAAGGACGGGCAGCAGAAAGCCGCGGTGCGGGGCGCAAGCGCACTGCCGGCGGCGCCGGCGCCACCCCCGAGGGCGCCGGCGCGCGTTGCCGGGTTAACGGTGGCGCAGCGGATAGAGGCGATCAGGGCCGCCAAACATCAGGGGGCACCGGCGTGACGCATCACGAGCTCACCGCGCTGTTTGTGAGAGTGCCGCCGGCCACGCGTTTGCGCGCTGAATTCGCGGCCCATCACGCGGACCGCTTCTGGCAGTCACAGGGTTGCAGCGCCTGGCAGATCAACGTCGCCGCGGTCGCCGCTATTGAAATAGAATTGATCGCTGCTGGTTGCCTGCGGCTTTTGGGAAGGGTGCGCTAATGTCTTTCAGCAACAGCCCTTATTCCCCCTACATCGCGGATCCGTTCAACCGCGCCAGCACCGGTGGCAGCCCATTCTCCGGTCTGCCACCGGCCACGCTGCAGTGTTTCCTGGATCAATCGGTGGCCGCGCTTCAGCAGTTGCTGACCGGGAGCAAGCCGGTGACCGTCAGCTATGGCATGGGTGATGGCCAAAAATCCGTGACCTATCAGCGAACCGATGAAACGAAGTTGCGCATGCACATCAATGAATTGCGCCAGCTGCTCGGCCAGGGCGGCCGTCGCGCGCCAGTCCGGGTTGGCTTCTGATGGCGCCAACCGGCACGGGCCTGCTGCGGGCTGACGGCAGCCCGGTGACCGCCAGCGATATCGCGCTCGTCCGCCTGAAGGCGAGTTTGGATGGGGGCACCAGGCATGTGCCGTGGGCCTATGACGCGGCGTCGCCGCGCAGCCAGGCCATGACGGATTGGCTGCCCATGGTTGGCAGCCCGGACGGCGACATTAACTGGGATCGTGACCGGATGGCCGCGCGCGGCCGTGACCTGTCGCGCAATGATCCGTGGTCGCGCGGGTCTGTGATGCGAATCCAGGACACTGCCATCGGCGCGCATTTTTTCCCGGTGCCGCAGCCTAATTGGCGGGCACTCGCCCGCTATTTGGGCGCTGCCTATGACGCCACCTGGGCGAAGGAATTCACCAGTTGGATGGTCAGCGAATGGCGCATGTGGGCCGATGACACCAACCGCCGCTGTGATGTCAGCCGACGGCTAACGATCACGCAAATGATGCGGCTCATGCTTGGCACGCGCCTGATCGTCGGCGAAAACCTTGGGATGATCTGCTGGGACAGCGCCCGCAAGGAAGCCATGGGTGCAGCCGGCTATGCTACCTGCGTGCAGGCGATCGATCCCGACCGCCTCAGTAACCCGTTCGAACAGGTTGACACGGCCGATCGGCGCGGCGGCGTGATTGTGGACGCGGTGGAAGCGCCCCTTGGGTATTCGATCCGTCGCGCGCACCAGTATGACTACTACAATGCTGAAAAAAGCATGCAATGGGATGATCACCCCAGGGAGACTGGTTGGGGCCGCCGCGTGATGGTGCATGATTTCGACCAGGAACGGGAAACCCAGCACAGGGGCGTATCAATCTATGCAGCGATCATGGGCCGCAGCAAGATGCTGCACACCTTTGATAAGGCGGCCTTGGGCGCTGCAATCGCCCGGGCAACCTACGGTTTTTTTGTCAAATCACCATATGACTCGGAATCAGTCGCAGCCGCCTTGGGTGAGGGCGATGCCGCAGATGTCGCGGCGGATTTCACCACCTTGTCGGCTTCACTGCGTGCCGATTTCTGGGAAGGTAAAAACCTTACCATGGCGAACGGGATGCGCATCCCCACTATGGCGCCTGGCGAGGAAATCCAAAGTGTTGGTCATAGCGGGGAAGGGCGGGATTTCGAAGCGTTCCAAGGCGCGGCGCTGCGCAGCTACGCCGCGAATTCCGGCCAGAGCGCCGAAGAAATAACCTGGGATTTCTCAAAACTGAACTACAGCAGCTTCCGTGGCGCCATGCTGCAAGCCTGGAAGACGCTGATCCGCAGACGCACGGATTTCGCCAGCGGCACCGCCCAGCCGATCTACAGCGCGTTCGCCGAGGAAGCGACGTCGAAGCACCGCGCGCTGATGCCGCGGGGTTTCACGCATGATCAATTCGTGCAGCTCCGGTCCGCCTTCGACCGGGCCATGTGGATCGGGCCGGGCCGCGGCTGGGTGGACCCGGTGAAGGAACGCCAGGGTGAGGTGCTAGGCCTTGATGCCGGCTTCGGCACGCTGGAAGAAACCTGCGCCCAGATCAGCGGCCATTATTGGGAAGATACGCTGGACCAGCGCCAGCGCGAAGTGGCTGCGTTCCATGAACGCGGCCTGAAATTGCCTGAAGTGTTTATCGGCGGCGAGGATGCGAGTGAGCTGGACCGCAAACCGCAGCCGGCGTGATCTGCTGCTGAAGAAAAACAAGCAAAAATTTTTTGCTTCTTTTTTTCATAAATAAAGAACTTTTTCGGGGGGCGGGATGTCGCGTTGGGAAATCGCGGTCTCGATCATCTTTCTCGGCCTGGCGGCCTGGATCGCCTTGGTGCTGATTGCCCTGGGGCACGCGCGGATCGGATCATAGTCATGCATCATCGCCTGCCTTTCCTCGCTGGCCGGATCATTAACACGCCGCTTGCCATCCATCCCCAACACGCGGGCGTGATCATGGCGGCGATCGGCGCCCGGTTCGGCGTCAGCCAGGTGCTTCTGGAAGGAAATCCGCTGCCGCTGCTGGCTATGGAGGACGATTACGAATTCGATGGCGGCCGGTCAGGGTCAAATCGGGACGACAAGGGATTTGACCTAATCGACGGCGTGGCATTTATCCCGATCGAGGGCACGCTGGTGCATAAGAATGGCACCATCCGGCCTTATTGCGGCATGACCGGCTATGATGGCATCAGGCTAGCATTTGGTAACGCCCTGCAGGACAGCGCGGTGCGCGCCATCGTGCTGGCGATCGACTCGCCGGGCGGTGAGGTGGCGGGCTGCTTTGACCTGGTGGATGATATCGTCGCAGCCCGCGGCAAAAAGCCGATCTGGGCAATCTGCGACGAAGTAGCTTATTCCGCGGCTTATTTGATCGCCAGCTCAGCCGACGTGATCAGCGTGCCGCGCACCGGCGGTGCCGGGTCAATCGGCGTGATCGCCATGCTTGGTGATCTCAGCAGGATGTATGACAAGGCCGGGATCACGGTAAATATCCTGACCTTCGGTGACTATAAGGCGGATGGCAGCGAGTTCCGCCAGTTGTCGGATGAAGCGCGCGTCCGATTTCAGTACTGGGTTGACGATGCCGGCGGCCTGTTTGTGGCGGCGGTGGCGCGCAACCGGGATCTCTCGCCCGACGCAGTCAAGAATACCAAAGCCGGCACGTTCACTGCGCCGCGCGCGCTTGATCTCGATCTGATCGATCTGGTGGCGTCCCCTAGCCAGGCCTTCGCGATGTTGCAGGCCTCGCTAAAAACCTGACCAGAAACCATCAAAAAACATTCCCCACCCAACGGGCCTGACCCGGCCTCACTGAAGGAAAACCACACATGGCTGATCACCCCTTCACGCGCCCGGCCCTGCGCGCCACCACGGCTTTGGCCGGCGCTCGCTTCCGCGGGCTGGGCGCTGCAGCCGCGGAGCCGGAGACGGAGGCGAACGAGCCGAATGCCTCCGCCGAGGGCGGCGAGGATGATGAAGCGCGTAAGGCAAAGGAAAAAAAGGCCAAGGATGACGCGGCGAAAGTCAAAAAGGCCGAGGACGCCAAAAAGGCCAAGCGCGAGCAAAAGCGCAAACAGCGCAACCGTGATGCCGGCCGCGAGGAAGATGATGACGGCGAAGACGGCCCGGTGGACGATGACGATGATGCTGATGGCGACGAAGACGCCGAGGGTGATGATGACGGCGACGAAGATGAAATGCGCAAGGGCAACCGCAAGGGCAGCACCGGCGCGATCATCCGTACCGCCCGCCTGCGAGAGCGCGCACGCATCGCACACATCATGGAATCGGCCGCCGCGCGCCTGAACCCTGAAGCGGCGCTGAAAATCGCATTGAATACGACCCTGGGGCGGGATCGCGCTGTCGATCTGCTGGAAAGCCTGCCG